CCTCTAGTTGTCCATCTCTCGATGTTCTGAGAGACTTCGGTTGAGATTGAACCAAGCTCATTAGACAGCTCAGTTATTCCTTGATTAGGAATTTTGTTATGAGTTACACGCTTTATATATTTTATAAATAAATCCCCAGATACATTGTACTTGTCCACCAAAGAAGCATCTTTGATATAATATTTAGGGTTTAAAAATATATCAGGATATTCGTCATGCAGTTCTTGTTCAGAAACATAACAAGTACCAATACCTAAGTAACTTCTTGAATTAAGTATTTTGCGGTGGGCTTGTCCGTAGAAACCATCATTGTTTTTAAATGCCGAAGCATCAACTTTAATTAATGATGTTACTTTTGCACAGTTGGCTTTTTTCTTAATCAGAGCAACCACATATTTTTTAATAGGGTCACCTGAATGTACTTTTATTTTCATATCAACTCCTTACAGTTGGTTAAGTGATTAATTAAAAAACGAATCACTTTCACTTGTGTAACATTACACCTGTGAATGTGTCAATACTATCATTCCACCTGTGGTTTAGTGAGTTCAAGACAAGTAAGATAGAAAGAAACGAGAGAGAACTTCTTATCCTGAACTCAATGCCTAAGATAAGCGGTCTAAAGTTAAATACTAGATGATGGACTGTTGATGTACTAAATCGGTGTTGATGTACTAAAACAGTGTTGATGTACTAAATCGTTTCCTCAATCTTAGGAAACTTCTTAACCAACACGTCATAGTCATGTTGTATTTTTTTAAATTGTTTTAAGAACCAGTCGTAACCAAGTATCTCCACATTGTATTGTATAGACCAATCCTTTAGGTACTTTGATTTGTGTAACCAGTTAATGCTATTGGCTTTATCCTTCTTCTGCATCGTGTAGTAATACTCAACTAAATCCACAAGAGCTTTTCCATTGTTCAATAGGAACTCTTTCTCAATGCGATGGTAGAAGTATCTCTGAGAGTTAGTGTTTACTGCTTCACATACATACTCAAGAGCTTCATTCCAACCAACATTCATTTCTCTTAAGGTTATTGCTAAATGCTCATAACTTTTCATCTGTAAGGATTTATCCTTTTTGTAAGTCTTAATAATATCTACAGGTGTAGTTAGCTTATGCTTCCTCATGTAACTGTTAAGTCCCACACCAAGTGGAGCTGTTCTATTGTAAGGTGCAATCTTATTCATCACACCTCTAAATTTAAACTGAGTGTCTCTGCTACCTAAGCCCTTGTGAAGTTTTCTTAATAGAGATACTTCTGGTGTTTCTTCAAGTGCTTCCTTGAAGTTAAGCATGGATAGACCTAGATGATACTCAGTGCTTTTTAGAGTAAATTCGTCAGGTTCTACTCGCTTGGCTAATACAGGTTTATTAAGTTTTTTGTTCATCTTTAGCTCCTTCTAAAGGTGTCACTTAATGTTACAAATTTAAAACAGATAATAACACACATACGATTAATTTAAAAAAAATAAAAAACAAACAACTAAAAGTTGTATATAAATTTTGTATGTAATTAATCCTTGATAAATGAATAGCACTAGAGATGAAGAATAGTGTTTATCCGCAGATTACCTATGTATTCTGTATGGTTTACTGCAACCTATTTGCAATACAAGGGTATGCCGCCCCCTTCCAAAAAATATGGGCATGGGGGTAAAAAAAATTCCCAGCCATATCGTGAGGTTCACAGATTTTTATGCCTAATTATTTTGATGGTACTTGAGACCATAAATCATTTAGTTTCTCTGCAAGACTAAACTCTACGGAATAATTTAAGAAGTCCTCTAGGTTCTCTAGTATAAACTTCCTACCAGCTCTCTCATCATCTATCTTACTTCTAGGTTTAACATGAGGAGCATACTCTTTGGTAAATCTCTCTAAGTCTCTCCTAAATGCTTCACTCTCTATGGTCTTAACTTTAGAACCTTTGGCTAATGCCTTAAGGTATAACGTATGGTCTTTCATAGAGTTTACTATTTAGTTTAATCTTAGAGTGGATTTCTGGGTTTACTTATAGTGTTACTTAAGGTTACACCTATAGAAACACCTATAGTGTCCTATAGTTATACCTATATCGCCCCTTGTAGCTCCTAAAGTGTCACTTTATTAATTCTCCTTATTCCTAGCCCCTTATTTCACCTAATTAAGTTCACTTAGAAATACCTTAAGTTTACTATAAGATTATCATAAGTAAACATTAGACTATTTCACAGGTGTAATAGTGCTTCTAAATGGGGTCTATAACCGATTTAAAATGATTTCTAGAGGGGTCTAATATACTTTATGAACCCTGAGACCTACCTATATTTAATCCAACTATTTCCAGTAGTATTATTACCCCAGTATTTCTCTAGTTGAACCCTAAAATCTTCTTCCTTCTTTTGTTGAAATGACAAGTCTTGGTCTTTTGCTAATTGTTGTAACCAATAATGACATACCATCTGCAAGGCATCTATTCTGTCATCTTGTATTAAGTTATTAACTCCAGCTTGTAGTCTGCTTATCTGATAAAATAATTGGTACTTCAATGCTTGTTCAGGAGAATATAAATCATTTGTACTTTCGTAGTCTTTACGAATGACATTAGCATCAACTATAATTCTGTGCTGAGACATTAAAGGTTCTAATGTATCTAAAATTCTTCTGTGCTTGTTTGTTGTCTGTCTAATTAATTCTGTAGTGCAGGGATAATCTTTTATTAAATAAGGTTTAAGTAATGCTTCAAACATTCCTTGACCAAAGTTATCTTCAATTAAAATTTTATTAACTTTATTTAACTTAGCGACTTGAGTTAGTTTATCTAAAACATGTTCAGTGTAACCTGCATTAAATCCACCGATGTCTACTAAATAAATATTTCCATTTAAGAATTTTGTAACAGCATAAGCAGTTTCATCTTTACCTTTACCTGATGGGTCAATGGACATCACACAACCTGTGTAATCAATCCAATCACCTTGCGTCTGCATAGGTCTATAAAATCCGTCACCCTGAAGTCCAACACATGGAACGTCATTAAGTTTTAGTTCAGGAGAAGAAGCCCATATAACCTTCTGTGGAGCTTTATCTTTATTTAAGGTCATCACTGAAAAATCTGCTAGTTTCAATGGATATTTGTTTAAATCCGATAATGTAGTGTCTAATTGGAACTGTAAGTTAAAACCTAAACGACCATAAGATGCTTCTCTTTCAAGCAAATCCTGTTCGTCAAATCTAGTTGGGTCTGTAGCTTTACCAACAATTTCAGAACTCCAAGTGTTACTAATGATGGGAGCTAAATTAGAACCATAAGATTTAAACTGGCTTTCACTTGGGTATCTAGCACACCAATATCTAATCTTATAACCTCTCTCTTGTAACTTATTATAAATTGAAAATTCTGTTTGAGGTGTTCCTAAAAATATAATTCTTGAGCTATCTGGTTTAATGATGGCTTCAAATTCTTTAATACCTTCAGATAACTTATCTCTCATCATTTGAGTTTGAGTATTTCCTGAAGTCTCTATGTCGTCTGCAATAATTACATCAGCTCTTGAACCTGTTAATTGAGAAGTTATCCCTAAACTCTTAACACTAGGTTGATGTGATGCTGTCGCTGTGGCTATATCAAAACTAATCTTAGACTGTCTTTGATTATCTTTTGGATAGAGGTGCATTAGTATTGGCATCTCTGCAAGTAATCTTAAACAGAATGTACTAAAATCATCAGCTCTACTTTTAGAAGCTGAGACAACTAATATGTTTAACTGTGGATTTAAATAAAGTTTCCATAAAACAAAAGCTGAAGTAATCCAACTCTTGCCTACTCCTCTAAAAGCACTGACAATAGTTCTGGTATCACCAGTCGCAATATAGTTTGCAATGTCGTACTGAATTTTAGTAGGTTCAGGTAAATTTAAATGTTTCCAAGTTAGATATAGAAAATTTCTAAAATCAGTTAGCTTGTTTGGTATTCCTGTCATTTATTTTAAAAGGTAATTCGTCTATTAAAGATTGTAGCGGAGAACCTTCCACTGGCACACAATCAATCCCATTATCTTTTAAAAGCTGTCGTGCTACATTTAGTTCACTTGCAGTAACATCAGGATTATTT